ATGCCATGCAGTGCGCGGTATGTGTTGGAGCGCTGGAAGACCATGCCCATGCGTTTTTGCACGTCATCAAGCCACAGCTTGACAGGCATGTAGTTGTTCAGGTCAGGGTCGGCAGTGCCAAGACGGAACCAAGGACGAGCAGGTGACGTTGCACCAGCCATCATGCCAGCACCAAGCACACGCAAAGCGCGAGTGCCAGTGTTGTCATAGATGTTGTTGTGTCTGCGCCAGCCCTTGTCGCGGTCTTGACGGAAGTATCGACCGTTGCGCGGCAACAGGTAGGTTGTAATTTCCTGCCAGTGCGCCCACCAAGATGCACGCTCCGACTTGAGCTGACCCCATCGGGTGAGCAGCTTATCGCGCTCTGGCGCTTGTGGGTGCGACTGTGCATCGCTGGTGAATTGACTCATGGTTTAACCACCCAACAGTGTTGACTTGCCAAGTGACAGGTCTTCTTTTTTCACGCCCATTGGGCCAGTGAGCATGGTGCTTGCATCGCGTGAGCCAGCTTCTGCTGCTTGTTGAATGCCAGCAATGTCTGGTGACTTTTGGCGAGCCTTGTTGATGTTTTGCTCAGAAGTAGACTGCTGTTGAACAGCCGCCTCTTTCGCTTCTGTTTGAGCAATCTTTTGCTGCTTCAGAGCTTCATCTTGTTTGTCTGACGCTTTTTCGCCAGCGTAAACTGAATATGTTGTTGCGACAACCGCTGCGGTTGCGGCCACTGTTGCTGCTGCTGACATGTCACTCTCCTGTGATGATGATTAAATTCTCAGATGTTGAAAGCCTAGAAACAAGGCCATCAGCCTCTTTTGTAAACTCTTCTTCAGCATCGTGAACGGTCTTTGCATTCGTTACCAAAACCATTGTCAAGTCCGTGTCTGCCTTTGTGACCATGCATTGCTTGCGACCCTTGCTGGCTGGGACAACTTGATAGCCTTGAAGGGCAATCGTTTCGTCACCTGTGTACATCAAGACATCGCCATTGACAATCAAAATTGTCGGCAACTCAATCAACACTCCAGCCAGAACCAGCCCAGCTTTCAGTCGAATCGTTCTTGCGTACATGCCACCATGAATCACATGCTCGGTCACAACCTTCTCTTGGTCAAGCTGGCGCAACGCATACTCGATGGCTCGCACTTTAGCCAAAGACTCTGAAGTCAACGCAGGTATTGTCGTGTTTGTTGTGACAATGTTTGACATCAGAACCTCTGAAAAAAGAGATTGGTTACAGACTTGAATCCAAGACTAGGCAAGACCCGCTCGTACAACGAGCCGTGAATTGCACTTGCAAACATTCCAATCGCACCAATCTTTTTGGCCTCTCTTTTTGCGTGGCGCAGCAACTTCAAACCAGCTCCAGTGCTTCTGTACTCTTCAGCCACAAAGCATGATTCACACGTTGCGACCTTCACGGAGTAGTGAGGCAAGACTGAAACCAGAAAACCAATGAAGCCAACAAGGGTTTCATCATGGTACGCACCAAACGAGCGATACAACCCAATCGCCTCCAGCTCCCGATACATTTGCATGTTTGGGTTTATTGGTGGCAAATCTTCAAGGGCTGATATTGCGCTGTACTCGGCGACCAAATCATCCATCCTTCCTGACGACTCGAACTCATCCACGGTTAATGGACGAATTACACACGAAGCCAATCTAGGTGGTGTTGATGCAATTACGGTCACCTTATTGGTTGGAATAGGGGTCGTAGGCGTTGCGCTTGTAGGGGTCATAGTTCTCTTCCATGTGGGTCTTGTTCATCGCCATCACCAGCGAGCGCTTGGGTGTGTCCATCAGGGCTAAGCACAAGGCCGAGCCAAAGTCAGGTGAGCGGCCAATCTTCTGCAAGATGTCCTCGCGGCTGGCCACTTGAATCGTGCTGCCTACGAGCTTCCACGTTGGCGCACATAAGTCGCCAAGAATCTCAGGCTGCGGTGGTAAGGCGATGCCAGTGTTGTTGGCTGGGTCGAGTGCTTCACGCATGCGCCACCACAGCTCAGAGCGCTGATTCTTGAAGCGTAGACGGCCAGACTTGTCGAGGCCCAGTGCGCTCTCGGCCACGTTCACGCCCAGCACCTGCTGCCCCATCTCGTTCAAGAAGTCGTATGGGCTTGAGCCAACGCCAATCACGTCAATGTGAATCGGCGCACGGTCGCGTGCTGCTGCCACCACCAAGCCAGCCACGGTCGGGCCATCAGGTGTGGCGCTGCCAGCGTAGGTCAGGCACTCATCGAACCACATGTCATGGCGGCGAGCGATGATGGTCTTGTCTTTGCCACCACGCGCCACGTCAACTCCGACTGAGTCCATGACCTTGAGCTTGTCAGGACGCTTCCAGCGAGCCTGTGCAGCCTCCACCCATGCCGTGGGTATAACTTGCCAAGGGTCGTCCTCCATACCCGCTGAGAAGTCGCCGTTGAGCATCTGTGAGCGCAGTGGCTCTGGTAGTGATTGCAGTGTTGCCATGTAGCCAGTCCCAAGCAGGTAGGGGTTGTCGCTGATTCGCGAAGGGATGAAGGTGCGCGACATCGGCTTGATGACCTCGGCCTTCTCGAAGTCGTCAGGGTCAAAGTCGTAGACGTTCTCACCCTTGACGATGACGAACTCACGGCCGTCCTCGACCTCAAAGTCTTTGCCAGCCACTGTGGCGAACCAGCGCAGCTCACCTGCGGCCGCTTTGTTGGGGTGCTTCTTGTCCAGCCACGGCCCAAAGTATTTGATAATCCAGCGCCCTTCAGCGGTCGTTGGTGGGTTGAACGTCATCAGCGCTTGGCATGGCTGGTTTGGCACGGTTGTACGCAGCCAGCCCAGCAAGAAGCGCACTTGCTCCTCGCGCATGTTGGCAGCTTCATCGAACACCAGCAGGTCGTGCGGTCGGCCTTGGTACTTCTTTTCGTCACCAAGGTTTGGGAAAGAACCAAACTCAATCTGGATTCGCACGCCATCAGCGCGTGAGGTGCGCCAGATGTTCTGCTGTCCGTTGTAGCCGTTGCGTGTCTTGAGTAGGTCTGTGAAGCGGTCAATCACGCCAGTCAGCTCAGTGCCGTTCTGACGGAAGATGCCAATCTTGCGGTGGCGCGTCAGGCTCTTGCCACAGGCCAAGTCAGTCTTGCCACCACCAGCAGCGCCACCATAGCCAATGATGTCGGCTGTGGACTCATAGGCCATCGTCTGCGGCCCTTCAAGCGGTCGCCAGATGGTCTTGTCACTGGTGAGCAACGAGTCGAGTTCTGCCAGCTCCTCTGGGGTGAGGTACTTCAGCAGCGATGGGTCAAACGCTTGAGCCATTTTTGCGTGCAGTGGCAGCGGCCAGAATGGACTGGAGCTTGGCCGCACGTTCGGTGTCATCGATTTGGATTGCGCCGCCGTCAGCGCCTGTGACTTCGGTCATGGTCTTGTCGCCATACTTCTTGGGGTTCCACTTGGCCAACAGCTTGAGGCGCATCTCTGCGCGGTTCTTGAGCCAGCCAATATGTGCGCTGTCACGGTGCTTGCTGCTGCCAGACTGCGAGAACGACTCAGCCATCTCAGGCTCGGTGTCAATAATTTCAAGACACTCGTCTGCAATGGCATCGTGGCCCACATCGCGTGCGTGCGCGAAGCGTTGAGCAAAGTCCTTGTCTTTCTCCATCCAAAGGTACACGGTGGAGTAGTGAATGTCATTGTCACGACACCATTGGCGCAAGGTATTGCCAAGCGAAATCCACTCACAGATTGCTTTGGCTTTGTCTTGTGGAACGGCTTCAGGGGGTCTGCCCATTTTTTTTGTCATCGACTTTTTTCCATCCTGCTGGGGTTTGAGCGCGGCGCTCGTATCGGCAAATCTTGGCCACGAAGTGGCGGCAGATGTTTAGCTCTTGGGCAATCTTGCGGTAGCCCATGTGCCTGTCTTCGTGCATCTCTCGGATGAGGTCTACGGTTTCATCAGAGACACTTGAGTTGTGATGCGAAGACCCGATGCGCCGCCCATCTTCATTGATTGCGACAAACTTCTTTGCGCCACTCATGCTCAATACTTCGGCGGCTTTGGTGGTTTCTTGCTTTTGGAATTGGCCATCGTTTTCTCCAGAGTTAATGTTGGTGGCCTGTACTGAACTCAGGCTTTGCAAGCGGCATACATGTGCGGCCACATAGAATACTTGCATCCTCACGCCTATGGTGTGCATCAGTCTGCACATTCACCAACGAGTGACATTCTGCCACAGTGTTGATGTGGCTGCAACGCAGGTCACCAGACTGTGTGAGCGCCCAGTTGATTGATGCCACATCGATGGCCCAACCCTCGCGGGTCAGGTCAAGGATGCGCCTTGCAGCGTCTTCTGGGGTCACTTGCGATTCCTCGCATGAATCTCACGCATCACGTCTTTGAGCTTCTGCACACCTTGCTCGCCTCGCGACTTCAATCTTACGAACAACTGCTCTCTCCGCTTGTGCAATGGCAATCCGAGCAGATGCCTTGCTTCGCACTCTTCGCGCCATGCGGGACAGTAGCTGCAAACCTTTTGGCCACTGATAAGCGTGACCGACTCTTCTCTTGAACAATCGGTGCATCGCATCAGTGAGCCTTATTGGCCGCTGCTTGGGTGTGTGTCAGCCAGCCATCGATGATTTTGATAATCTCACCCAAGGTCAACTCAGCGAATGCGCGGTCTGCTTTGTTCTCTGCGTTGCTGTCGGTTTCCCAGCCAATGCTGAAGTGGCAAACGCCATAGCCTTCAGGTTGAAAGAAGAACTTGATGCAAGGCGCACCAGATTCATCTTGCGCTCGAATCATTGCCACTTGTGTGAATCGCTTCACATCGAATACTTTTACAAACTTCATCTCTTACTCCCAAAACCATGCCGCAACGGCAAACAAAAAAAGGCCAGCCCAAATCATGAACAGACCCACGTCAACGTAAACAATCATGACATCTCCTTCAACTCAGAAAAAATTGTTTTGCCGCAGCGTATGCAGCTCCACCAATGGCTGTTGGGTGTGCGGTACTTGATGCCAAAGTTTGTTGGCTCGTATCGATGCTTGCATGTCATTTGTTTTCCTTTGGCAACTGCGACTTCATCTTGCGAATCCAGTCTTGTATAGGTCGCTCTTCACGGCACTGGTCAAAGTGCTGTTGAGCCAGCCAGTCAAGTGTTTCTTGTGGTGTCATAACGGAGCCTCCTGCATCTGGTCGCGCTGCTGCTTCGCATACGCTTTGATTTGCTTCTGAGTCCACGGCACTGGTGGATGTTGTGGGAATGGCCAATTCATTTTGCTCTCTCCATTTGCAGCCAACGCACCGTGCGTCAGCTTGTCCTAGTTCTGTTTTTGTGTACTCGCAGTTGGGTGACATGCGATGTGGTTCTTTGTACGGCGCTCTGTTGTGGCATCCATACTTCATGGCTTCATACCCTTTGGCCAAGGTGCAACAGCAACCCAGTTGGTTTTCTGTGGTGTGTGGTCTGGGTGATAGTTCTTACGCTCAACTGGCTTTGGTTGCTCAACTGCCTTTGGTTTTTTGTTCACCTTGGCGCAGCTCTTCCAGCCATTGTTTTTTCTGAGGTCTGTCATCCAGTTTGGGTTGATTGGTTTGAAGCG